CAAGCTCAACAACAAATAGCACTGTGGTGAGGCGCTCTTCATAGGTCTTGGTAACGTCTGCTTTGACAATTCCACTCTCGTAAGTCCCATCAATTTCGGGGACAGCACATAGCATATGGAAGCCTGAAGGTATTGGGAGTTGCTTTGCTTTTTGTTCAGGCGTGTCAGGTAGGACTGTTGACTGCTCCGGGTTGTTTGCATCTTGGCCTATAAGAATCTCACTCATCTGCGTCTGTCTCCATACGTTGTGCAAGGTCTGTTGAAAGTTGCTTTGCGAATTCCAGACCCTGAATAAACCCACAAAGCTTTTGATACTCGTCGTATGTCTTGGCAGAACCCCTACCGAGGTGCTGTTCTATTTCAATGCGCCGTCCATCGAGTTTTGTGTCGATGTATTCAAGCGGGGTGCCATATTTCATGCAGGTTCCTTGTCAGTAGGTTTCTTCTGCCGCTGTTGTTGCAACTGCTCGCGGTGCTTGGTCAGATCAATCATCTGCTGGTTGCTGGTATTACGGTGTTTGTGCTGCGTGTCTTGTTCTTTCAAGCGAATCTCATCGGCTTTGCCAGCGGCGGATATCATGGTTGACTGCTGCTTTAGTTTTAAATCTTCTTCCTTGAGACGAATCTCATCGGCCTTGCCAGCAGCGTCCATCTTGTCTTTAGCTGCTTTGCGCTGAACCTCAGACTCTTTAATCTTGAGTTCTTGTTGCTGCATCTGAATCAACGGGTCTTGCGCTTGCTGTTGCGCCTGTTGCTGTTGAGCTTCGGCGGTGTTCTTCTGGAGAAGTTTTGCCGCAGCTTGAGCTACAAGTTGTGCAAGTTGGGCTTCAATCTCTGGCGGCAACTCACGAACGTCTTCTTCGTTTTTGTCCTCGTCCCTCATCGGCGGGAGGGCTGCGCCAAGCATTTTCTCTATCTCTTTGCGATACTGGAATGCTACGTGTTCCATGACATGGGCTTGCGCTGCTGCCATGATTGCCTGTGCTTGTGGGTTCTGCCCCATGACCTGTGCAAGCTTGGGGTCGCGCATCGCCGTCATGTGAACTGCGAGGTGCGCTTCCTGATCTTGAATCAAGAACGCCTTGACTGGTTTCCCGCGCATGATATTCATGTTCTCAGTCACGGGGTCGAGTGGCTTCATGTCTTCTTCAACCGGCACGATCTTGGCTGCGTTCTTCACACCCAAAGTCTCAATCATTTGCCTGTGAAGGTAAGGCAAGTCATATATCTGCGGTGCGCCAGCAGAAAGTTGTAGAACCGCTTGGAACTGAACTACCCGCTGGCTCATGGTTGAGGCGTTGGGGTCGCTTACCGGTATGACATCCACCATGTCATAGTCAGACTGCTTGGCTTTCTTATTGCCAATCTCTGGCTCGTAGCTGTAGTCCGCAGGGGTGTTGTCCCTGATGATGCCAGCCAGCAGACGGAACTCTTGTTTCATCGCATAATGTATACGCGCTTGAACTGCGCTCATCACCTTCAGCATCCGCTCCAGAATAGCCAGAGTGGTGCCTACTGGAGATTGCGCGGACATATCGCTGACCTTCAAATCACCTGTCGCAGCGAACCGCTGACCGTCAGCAACAATCTTGTCCATCAACGCCAGCAAGACCTGACTTGGTTCTTTGTATGGAAGTGGTAATATATTATCTCTGATAGCGCCGGAAGGCAGGTCTACGTCCCTGAATTCTCCCGGTGCAATTGGTGTGTCATCACCCTTAATCCTTAGTCCACGCGCTTTAAGCCCACCCGGAAGGTTAGACAGGGTTCCTGCATCCACCAACTGCCGCATTAGTGATGTAGCTGCTTGGGCATGACCACCGATCAAGTGAATCAAACCAAAGTAATAGAAGCCAAAGCCGGGGATGTATCCGTAGTGAACAAAGTGCTGGCGGCGAAACTTGAGCTTGTCTTCTTGCAACCAGTTTCTGCGTACTGCCAGAATGGTGTTAGTGCCTTTCTCCATCGTCACAACGTAGGGCAGAGCTATGCCGGTGGGGTTGCCTTTCTTGTCTACATCCTCATACCCAGCCAAGTCCATGTCAACGTGCATCTCCAGAATCTGAAAGCGGTTGTCTACGGATGCGTTGAACCCTTGGTCTTTGGCTTTCTGCTTCTCTACCTCATCCATCACCATCATGGGTTCGCCAAGGTCTACATCTGCGTAAAACCCAGCCACCTGAAGGCGACGTAGCTCATTCTTGGTCTTCCGCATCCGGTGCGTAACTCGCTCGGCTTGTTCTAGGTTCGTTGCCCCGTAGGGCACAATGATGTCTTCCGCCGGTATAAACACCGAGGTCTGCCTATCCAGCGAGGGGTCAAAGTAGACTTTCTTGAAGGCATTACCCGCCAGACACAGGCTAATCAGCATCCGTTCATGCTCAGGGCGGTATTCCCGCATCCGCTCGGTCAACTCGTAGTTCATGTCATCTGCCACACGAACTGAGGCGTCCTTCTTCTCTTGAGTCTCTTTGCCGATGATTGTCGTCTTGACCGGCCCCATCGCGGGGAAAGTCTCCATAATGGTCTCAGACTGAAACTTAACCGCGCTTTCCATTAGAAGGGGGTGAAACACACCACAAGAACCCGCCCAAGGCTCGGTTCTTTCCTCATACTTAAGACCTAACAACTTCAGCCCTTTAACGTAGGTATCAAGCCAGTCTTTACGGGAATTGATGTCAGCTTCGTAGTCCTCAAGAAGATCAGAAGCTAGGCTTTGCAATTCATTTGCACCCATCTCTTCGGCAAGATTAGCGTCAAAGTCATCTTCTTCTTTTGGGGGAATTATCTCTTCCCCGTTAATCTTCACTGACTCCGGGTCTTCAATCTCAATCTGCAAGTCCGGTTCCTCTTGCAGTGCGTCCATCCCTTGCGGGGCTTGGTAGAGAGCTTTGTCCATGTTTGTTGCCATGATTTATCCTTAGATTAACTTCCAATTACCTTGGCTGTACTCTCGCGGCATTTGAACGGGACCACCCGCTTTTTTAGTAATACCTTGCGGAGTGACTTCCGTAATCGCGGTTCCAAAATGTATCCCAGTCCCAGCGTTACCCATAGGGCTTTCGCTACGATAGATTTCTACAGGGTTAAACCCAACTTCTGGATTTGTTTTGTACGAAAACTCATGCAATACATCTCCGGTTTTACGTGGCCCATAGTCTTCGGCAAGTTGAAGCACAGCTTTTCCGGGTATGTGAACTCCCTTGCTATCAAATTTTGGAACTACTTTAGTAGACATATCTGTATTTTGAAAAAGACCGCCGACCGTATTTGCATCTTTAGGGTCTACAAAAATAGTTTTTCCCGACCGAGGTTGCACCCCTTCTGTTGTGTCTCTATGCATAGCCCCAGAACGGTTTCTGGTAGTCGTGTTGTCTGCATGGTGCGCGTATACGGAACCACGGCTAGTTTTAAACGTATTTAGGATATCTGTGCCAGAAGGAGCGGCTTTAAGGACTTTTGCTAGCGGCTTTACCGCACCGCCAACCACAGGAACCATGCCCAAGGCAGCCAGACCCATACCGGCTACGTCGCCTTCACGCCTAGCAACTTCAAAGTCTTTAGCGGACAAAACAGGGCCAAACACAGGATGAAACCCTGCTACCATTTCGCCGACTTCAGGCGATATATCAACCTTTGGCCTTTCTCTTACGTTGCGCCCTTGCCTGTTGATAAGAGGGTTTCCGTAGTACGCATCGGTGTCCTCAGCCATGTTTTTTCCTTAAAGCCGTATTAGTTTTTGGATTGTATTTAAACACCGATACCGGTGCGCCGGTCTTCTTGGAGGCTCTATCCTTGGCACGTTCTTCGGCAGTCATGTTATCTCTAGCTTTACCGGCTTGCGTTAATGTCTTCCCGTCTGCTTCAAGTTGCCCCCGTTTTTGCAAGATTGTTATAGCAGACTCCCGTGATCCAACTTGGGCAGACAGCCGGTCTATCAACTGGTTCTTCCCCATGAATTTCTGCGTAGCCATCAGTAATACCTTTGGTTGCGCTTGGACTTAAACTCTCTTACTGGTTCTGGTTCGTCCAACGCAGTACGAATAAAACCACCCGAGCGGAACCGCATGAGGGCCAGCGTCATAGAGTCAACGTAGTCGTCATGCTCCCCTGCCGGAAACGCCGCGACCTCATCAGCTACATCTTCAGCCCAATTTGTCTGTGGTTTCCACACTTTACCAGACGCAAACAGGTCAGAGACGGAATTCAACCGGCTTATCTTATCGTTGCCCCTGCTGGGGGTGTATTCCTGCACGGGTATACCCATCGCACGAAGTTCGTAAATGAGCGGCGCACCGGAGGCTTTTTTCTCTACCATGAACCCATCCGGGTTCCACTTCTTGTAGTGGTCGAAGGCTACCTGCTTCAGTTCCGGGAACTCCATCCGACTCCTGAAGGCATTAAGCAGAATCACGTTGGGCGCACCCTTGCCTTTGTCGTCCTGCTCGTCTGTAAACACACCCCACGTAGTACAGGCCGAGTAGTCAGACCGGTTAGTTTTCTCAAACGCCGTATCCCATGACTGAATAATGAAGACGCACTTGGGTGGGCGCTCGTCAGTCCATTCCTGCCACCACTCCCTCTTTACTATGGCACCTTCACGGGAGGTGGGGGCTTGCTGGTACTGAGAGTTCCATTTATAGGCAGGGAGTTCGGTTTTAAGAGCAATAAGCTCATCTAAAGACCAAAACTCGGGCCAAAGGGGTTTCGGCGGGTCATAATCATCAAATAAAGCAGGGAATTCGATGACTTCCCACTCTTCACCACCCCGTTGCAAGGCTGCTTTAACTACTTGACCTGTTAAATCCCGCTGACTCCAGCGTGTCATGACGATGATTATTGACCCTCCCGGCTGTAACCGCTGCCGTGGGCCAGATGTGTACCATTCATATACTTTATCGTAGATTTCAGGGTTACTTTCCGCCATTGTTGCTTCTTGTTCGCTGTGCGGATCGTCAATTATCAGCAGATCAGCACCCTTACCCGTCACCGTACCGCCTACACCGATAGCAAAGTAGTCTCCACCCTTGTTTGTGTTCCATCTACCGGCTGCTTTTGAGTCAGATTGCAGCGAAACACCGGGGAAAACAGCAGAATAAAGCTCGGAATCGACCAAGTTACGTACTTTTCGTCCAAAACCTACCGCTAATTCAGCAGTATTGGACGTTTGAATGACTTTTTTGTGCGGAAACTTACCTAAAAACCACGATGGGAGCAGCCAAGACGCGAATTCTGATTTAGTATGGCGGGGTGGCATGTTTATTATCAGCCGTTTTAGCTCTCCGCTGGCTACCCGCTCAAAGGCATTAGCCATCTTTGCATGGTGCGCCCCCGCTATAAAGATAGGCCACGCTTTCCGCACGAACGAGAGGAAGTGCTTACGACACCCCTCCACTTCCTTCATATGCTCAAGGGCATCCAACTGCCGCAAGATGAGCCGTTGGTCAGACTCACTCAGTTTGTAAATGTTTTGATAGAGCTTCTGTAACTCTTGGGCGGAACCGATCATACTTGTACTTCTTTTACTTCCAAGTCTTCTACTTCCTCTACTTCTTTTACGTCTTCTACTTCCAAGTCTTCTACATCTTCTACATCTTCTACATCTTCTACATCTTCTACATCTTCTACATCTTCTACATCTTCTACATCTTCTACATCTTCTACATCTTCTACATCTTCTAC